ATTACAGAACCCTTAACACCGGAAGCCAGAGTTGGGCAGTTAGAAGTAACAAATACATCTACACCGTACAGGTTGCCAATTTGACCGTTCTGTACAGTTTGACCGCCTACGAAGTCGCTAGAGGTGTAACGGTCGATACCCATGATGGCGTTACGGATGGAAGGAGGAACAACAAAGGAACGTCCGTCCATAGGTACGTCAGCATCATCCATTTTTTGAATCAAAGCACGGAATACTGAATCATTGAAAGCACCAACAGTAGTGTCACCACCGTAAGCTACGAGGTCGTTACCACTGGCTTCAAAGGAAGCACTGTGAGTGTAGTCAGAGCCATCACCGTCACCCAGAGACTTAACGAGGTCAAACAGGTCAGTGTCAACTTGTTTGGCCAAAGCGTAACCTGCATCACCAGTGTAGAACTGACGGAGAGAGGCAAGAGCTTGAGCTTCAGTAATGTCTTCGATAAGACGAGAGTACTCAAAGTGCTTGTCAACAACTACTTGTACTTCAGACTCAGTGGCGTTTTGGATAGTAACCGCAGTGCCTTCAGCTTTAGCGTGTGCATCACCACGAACAGGCTTAGGAATGTGAATAGTGTCACCTTTCTTGCCAGTCATGGACATTTTCTTGACTAGGTTAGCTAGTACAAGGTTCTTTTGGTAAGCGGCTACTACTTCGTCAGACCAGATTTCGGGGATAAAAGTAGCGGCAGAAGTGTTGTCTACTGCACCGCCCATATTGGGATAAGTTGAATCAGCCATAATACAATTCCTTAAATAAGATTAATTAGTTTCGGACTCTCCCCTCTCGATATGCTTTCATAATCTCATCGGACAATGACATATATCTTTCAGGGTCATCCTTCATTAGTTTAATAATGTCTGACCTTCGATAAACTCTACGAGCCGCTTGTTCACCACTACCACGTACGTTGCCTGTGGATGCGGCTTTAACGGCCTTCTTACGCTCATTCTTCTCAGTAGCGGCAGTTTGACCTACTACCTGCTGTCGTTCCTTCCAAGTGGTGAAAAGCTCGTCAGCGGCCTCATAGTCATACTGTTGGTCTGCTTGAACAAAAAGCTGTTGTCTAATCTTAGAACCCTTAATCCATTCAGCAAACTTACCGTCCTGCAAAATCTCCTGCATATCAGGGTGTCTTTTTTGCAGTTCAGCCGTAGCTGTGGACTGTCGATATTGGTTGCTGATTTGTTCAGCTTCCTTTATCTTGGGATGATTATCAATAGCTCTTGCGACTGCCTTGTCTGGTTCTGAGAAAAAGTCTATCTCTTCGTCAGGTTCTTGTTGTTGTTGCGGTGCTTGCTCTGCGAGTTGTGCTTGTATGTAGTCATCAACTACTTTTCTCAGCTCACCGACTTCGGAACTTTGTTTACCTAGAAGTTTCTCAGCCTCTTGGTGCATCCTTATTATTTCGGCTGTACTCTTTCCTTGGTACTTCGGTGGTAATTCTTGTTGTTCAGGAGTTTCCTCTATTTGTTCTTGAGATTCCTGAGTAGTAGTTCCCAGTTCGGTTTGTTCTTCTTTTTCGGCTGTTTCCAAGCGCTCGTCAATTAGTGTTGCCATTATTAAACTCCGTGACTAATATCATTATGGAGGTGTATTATATGTAAGGATTCGGTTAGGAGTTGGCCTTACGCTCTTTCTTCATCTTCCTTTCGCGGTCTCTCGCCCATTTCATTGTAGCACCTGCAAAATCACCAGATATGGGGTCTAAAAGACTGCGAACGGGAGAGATTATCTTTCTAGCCATTAGAGAGCAGTCAGGGCACTGTATCTCTCTAGTGTCAGACGGAACTAACTTTTCATTAGTGTGTCCGTTGTCACAACGAAAATCTATTAGCATTGCCATATTACTATGCTTCTGCTTCTAGTTCTTCAGTGTCCTCTTCCTGCTGTTTCTTGGCTGTTTCTATCTGTGCTTCTAAGTTTAGTAGGTTAGCCATGACTGTAAGTTGTCCCTTACGAAAGTAAAGGTCTTTATCGTCTTTACAGGCTTCCACTGAGTTGACATTAACAGCACTTCCTCTTAGGTCTTCCATTAGGTTTTTCCAACCTTCTGAACGGAACAACTCTTCAAAGGAACGATAGTACTTCTCTAGTTCTACATCAGACATACACTGTTTCTCCTTATAGGACAGCTTTAATTAATAAATTTATATAACATACCATTGTATATTATACTATACATTATACCATATTTTTGTAAGAATGTCAAGTATTATTTACGATGTTTTGCTGTTTTCTTGGCAATCTTCTTAGGCTGTTTACTAAACTGTTTACCTGCCTTGGTGTCAGCCCGTTTCTTTCGTGTCGTAGCGGCATATTCCTTCTTGGTCAACGACTCTCTGGCCTTCTTAGGCAGGTATCGTTCCCCTGTAGCCTTAGAGCCTTGGGTGCTAGGCTTGCCGGACTTAGTTCCCCAGTCCTCTTTAGTCCACTTGGATAGAGACTTCTGGGCTTTAGTCTTGCCTCCAGTATAGCCACCGCCCGCCTTCTTGTAGCGTTGGGTAGCTAACTGAGCCTTACGTGCAGACCACTGACCTGCCTTACCGCCTTTGCTTCCTGCTTTAACTGCGGCTACGATGCGCTTCCATTTAGCTTCGTCCGTCCTAGCCATTACTTCTTAGGCTTTCTTTTAATGGCTTTCTTTTTTTTAGGAGGTCTTCCGACCTTAGTTCCGTATGTACCTTTACCCATTGGCATAATAGACTCCTCGTATTACCATTTAACCTTATCAGCCCAATAAGCCGCAGACATCTTACCTTTGGCAATGTTCCTACCGTGTCTAGCCTTAAAGGACTTACGTTTAGCTTTCATTCGTGCGGATTCACCTGCCTTGGGTTTACCCGCTGTCTTTGCTCCCTGCTCTCCAAAGCGTATAGTCTTAATCTTGTCACCTTCCTTAGCTACAACCACATGGGACTTCTTAGGGTGGTTGGGTGTACGCTTTGGTTTATTGTAACCAGAGACTCCTGCTCTAGCTAGTCTTGGGTCTGGCTTTTTTGGCATTAGACTTCACCTCTTGGGACTCTCGCAGGGCTTGGACTTCCTGCTCCAATGCCGCGAGTCGCTTGAATGTTTTGTCGAAGGCTTGGTTGACTTCCTCTAGTGCCTTGTTGAACTGGTATTGTGTTATCATTAGGTTTATTTCCTTGTTGTTTCTCTTTAACAGCTACCTCACGCTCTTTAAGTAACTGCTCTGATATTTTTAATCGTTTCTGGAACTCTTTGTCGTCAGCATCCCCTACCTTCAGATTGGTAGTCACAGCCTTAATACGGTCAATCTCTAGCTCCTGTGGTATGGCCTGAGACTCTGTAGCCAGTTTCTGTGCCCTAGCTTGTGACTCCATAGCCTGTCCGTTGAGAGCCGCAGTCTGAGACTTCTGGAACTCAATCTGAGCTTGCTGTGAAGCCATAGCCATTTGCTGTGCTTCTGGGTTAGGCTGATTAGCTTGTTGTAGAGCCGCAATAAGCTCCTCACGATTACCCAAGTTCATGTTGTCAATAATGGACATGATAAGCTGTGGATACATCGGAGTATCGGGGGACATGGTTTGTAGGAGTTGTACAAGTTGTGTAACTTCATACTCCCGCGCAATGATGCCCAAGCTACTTGAGGTGTGGAACTTATAGTCAGCGACAGGGTATTGCTCTGGGTTAAACTGCATGTACCTGTGTGCAGACTTAGTTACAAACGGAATTAGGAAGGACTCTTGGAAGTTAATCAAGGTACGCTTGTGTCGCTTGATGATAGCACCAAGGGACATAGAGATACCTGCGGCAGTAGCATCACCATTAATAGACCCAGGAATTCCTGCGGAGTCAATAGCACCCGTGGCTGTCTGTACCATCTTCTGTAACGCATCAGCCTGTGCAAAACTAATCTGACTTACATTACCAAAGTTAAATGGCTGTAGGACTTCATTGGGCGCACCGTTGGTCAAGATAACCTTACCCGCACGAACCTCCGGTCTAGCCCCTCTGGGCATACGAGTAGCATCCATAGCAAGCATTGGGTGTATAGTCAGGGCAAGAGCATCAATTCTAGCTCGTATTTCAGCGTCTAACGCCTTTTGTGAGTTATACCCTTTCTCACATACCCCTCGACCCCAAAAGCGGCTAGGAACGACATCCCAAGGGAATGCAACGATTGGTCGGTCTGACATCATGTAGGGGTTAGCCTCAGCCTTCAACAAAATACCGTCATTGGCGATAACAACAATAGCTTCTACATAGTAGCTGTCTTCATTGTCTTCATCCGCTACTAACTCAGCTACTTCATCTTCATCACTTTCCTTCTGTGCTTCATCGAGCAAGTGCCGAGGTACAAGCCCGTAGTACTTAGTTAGGCGAACCTTGTCGTCATCATAAACGGACAAGTCTTGGTCAGGTTCAATGTCAAAGTCAGAGGAAGCAGTACCTACATAAACATTACGGTACACACCTTTTTCCTGTAGCTGTTCCACTAGATGTGAGGAAACAAACTCATCTACAGCACAACCCAAGGCTTCATCAACGGAAGTAGCTAGAGGGTCAATCAAAAAGTTCTGTGGCATGACGGGTCGTAGCTTTACGCAGGTCTTGTCTACGACATTGACACCAACAGCGGTTAGTTCCCCGCCCATGACTGGTTGTGTTGCAGGTTGAAATTCCTTCTCTTCCTCTAAAACAATCTCTGCAATACCTGTGCCGAATACAGCGGCATTTAGAAGGCACTCAGCGACTCCCTTACGGACTTTATTCTTTTTAAAGTCTTTGTATAGAGTTTCCCGTAGAAGGGCTATATCGCGCTTCTCTGCATCGGAAACGTCATCCTCAATGTCAAACCACTTACCACGGCCAAAGGTTGCTTCCTCTAGTTCCGCAACGGAGGATTCAACGGCTTGTTGTAAAGCAGGGGAGATAATTCGTGAGCGTTCTGAGTCTCTAGTCTTGTCTTCGGAAGACCACTGGCCTCTCCAAAGTCTGTAGTACTCATCAAACTTCTGTGAATAGTTAGTTTCAAAGTGGTCACGCCAACCTTGACATTTATTAACTACCCACCCCTCTAGGGATTCTTCAATTAAAAAATGGCCTGTATCGTCATTAAGCATATTAGTACCCTGCGTATGCGTCTAATAGTTCATATTCTTCTTCGATGTAATCTGAAGTGTAAGCAATGTTAGCCAACTGGTCAATGTAAGCCAACGAGTCGATTAAGTCATCGTGTACTAGCTGATTAGGGAATTGAAACAACTCATCCAAGAATGTAGCATTCCAGTCCCCTTTGTTTAGCGTTATATTTCCGTGTTCAAATCTTCCCTGTAACGCCCACACAATCCTATCGGTTTTCTTTTTGTTACCATGAGTCAGTTCATCTACCCTGAAAAACCGTTGGTTCTTTTTCATTAAGTCCGTTAGGTAGGGTAACACAGCATTCTTAAGTGCCCCCTTCTCAATCCCAACGGCTACCGGCCTGTAGTCCCTAACGGCCTCAAATATTTTCCTAGCGGTAGTCTCTACGCCCCAACGACCATGAATGATGTCGGCTACCCACCAACCTTCTTCATTCGCTTTGACAACCGAGATGGCAGTTTGGTCAAGCCGCTTCGTCTTAGTAGTGACTTTAGCCACATCCGCAAACCCCGCCAAGTCCACCGCAATGTAATACTGACCCGTCTCCGGCTCTTCCTCACAAAATTGTATAAACTCTTCTTTGAATAACTCACTACCTTGAGCCTCGAATGATGCCATGAACTCCTGTCGGAAACTGAATGCAGACATGGACTTCTTAGCCGCTTCAATTTCATCAGGGTCTAGCAGTGGATTGTCATAGCTTGTGAAGTGATAACCTTTAAATGTTGCGTCCTCTGCAACACAAGCATATGTATATAAATCATAAAAGTGATTCCTACCCATTGGCGTACCAATGAATAACGCATCACCCTTTTGGTCAGCCAATGCAGGTCTAAGGATTTGTTCCCAGACCTCTGGCTTCATATCTGCGTACTCATCCATGACAAGGAACTTAAGACTGACACCACGCATGGTTTCCGGTCTGTCCGCACCTTTGAGTGCTATAGTCGCTCCATTGACTAACTTTATCTGTAAATTATTAACGTGACTGGACTGTATTACAGGGTGTCCTATCTCCAACAGGACTTGCCACATAATGTCTCTGGCCTGTCCCTGTGTGGGTGCAACGTAAAACACATGGCCACGTTCAGTCTGTAAAGCCCTGATGATTAGCATCCAAGCGGCTAATCTACTTTTACCAGTACGTCTACCTGCGGCTATGACCTTAAACCGTGTAGGGTCTTCAAAGACTTCCTGTTGCCACGGCAGTAGTGATACATTTAACTCAGTCAAGTTAATATGTCCACATTACATAAGGGGTAGTATCGTCAGGGTCGCGGATGTCAACATGAACAAAGCTAGAAGCAACTCCGATTCCCGTAAAGCCCAGTTTGATAGCCTCCTCAACAATTTTAAACCGCTGTAAACCATTGTCAACTTTAATATCTGAGGCAATACCTTGAGCATGAGTTCCTGTAGTCTTTTTCCTAGCTTCGATTGGATGTTCTGGGGCACGATAGCCCGATGTGATTATAAAGGGGAAACCACAGGCTTCTCTAAGCTCATCTAGTTTTTCAATGAACTCAGGCTTGATTTCGTTCCTGCCTGTGTACTGACAAGCAAACTCTTGTCTAGTGAAGTACTTAGCCATTATCGTAAAGCCTCTACAAAAGTTTTAGCTGTTTTAGCCTTTTGCTCTTTGCTTACATCTCTAGCTAATAAACCTTTAGTTGCCCCGCCCGCTTTTGACCTAGTTTGTGCAAATAGGTCTGCTTGTTTATATTCCCCTTTAGGAAATCTAGGAAATAAAACATTATTTTCTTTTTCGTATTGTTTAGCTATTTCAAATACTTTATCTTGTTCTTTTACTAATGTAGGGTTGCCTTCTTCATCCCACCATATTGAAGGAACAACCCAAACACCGCCATCGGGAGAATCTAATGTAACTAAATACTCAGTGGAAAGACCCCCTAAACCTACATCCTGCGGTTTATGTATTCGGTAATCAAAAGGTATTAGCTTTTTATCAGCCATCAATAGTTTCCCCTTCTATGATGTCCTCGTTGTTTGACACCACTGTAGTCTCTCCTCCAACCCCAGTAATGTTTATCTGTATGGCTGACTTCCCTGCGCCCTTAACGACATCCTTTTCAAATGCCCCTACAGGGACAATCCTATCAACGATTAACTTCCACGCGGCCGCCTGATTCTTATGGTCATTGTCCAAAGCGGCATCAAATATTGACTCCAACACCTTCTTAGACTTTGGTGATGTCAACATCCTACTCTTGTATTCGTTGATTATAGCGGCATCACCCTTGGGCCGACCTCTGGATAA